ATATTCTTTGGCTGTCATCAACACGGACGGTTCTTACGCATTTCTTTTAAACAAGGATGTAAACTTTATTCGCGAGGCTTATCCAACGCCTACGGATACTGGGACTCCTGCATATTACGCTTTGTTTGGGCCAACGACTGCTAGTTCCACAATCACTAATGAGTTGTCGTTAATTCTTGGCCCAACACCCGATGCTGCGTACAGCGTAGAACTTCACTACTACTACTATCCTGAATCCATTGTTACTGCTTCAACTACATGGCTTGGGGATAACTTCGACACAGTTCTTCTGTATGGCTGCTTGGTAGAAGCTTACACCTACATGAAGGGTGAGGCGGATATGCTGGCTTTGTATGACGGGAAATACAAGGAAGCGTTAATGTTAGCTAAACGTCTTGGCGATGGGTTAGAGCGCCGAGATGCCTACAGGTCTGGGCAAGCTAGGGTGGATGTGACATGAGCTTCACGGGTAATTATTCCACTAACGCTTTTAAAATTGGGCTTCCCAGCGGGACGTTTGCGCTTACAACTGCGTCAACAGATATCTACATTGCTTTGTACACAAACTCTGCAACATTAAATGCAGATACCGCTGTTTACACGACCACCGGAGAGGTTTCAGCTTCAGGATACACCGCTGGTGGAAGCCGGTTGACGGTGTCTACTGCTCCGACAGTTGGAGCTACGGGAACTACAGCTTACTTTTCGTTCGCTAACATTGCGTGGACTTCTGCGCTGACCGCACGAGGTGCGTTGGTATATCAGAACAGTGGCACCTTCAAGACGTTGTTTGTTCTTGATTTTGGTTCGGATAAAACTTCAACAACCACTTTTACTGTAACTTTCCCGTCCGCAACCAACACAACGGCTATTGTCCGTATAGGAAATTAAAAATGCTAATTACCACGACTAAAGGCGACATGGAAGAATCTTTGCTCGAAAAGCGAGAAGGCTCTGTGGACAATGATATTGAAAATACAGACTGGACGGAGTATTGGTTTGAAGGAGAACTAGTGCATCGATCTGCTCATGTAAGACTAAAGACTTCCCCCGCGCTATTTGCGGAAACTGCATCGTTTACTTAACAGGAGTTACAAATGGCTAATACTCAAAGTATGTGTACTTCTTTCATGGGCCAGCTTATGAACGGCGGGCATCAATTCGGCACGATCACATTGACATCTCGGACAAGTTTGACCGCACCTACGCAAGACTCGTTTAAAGCGGCGTTATATCTAGCGTCGGCAACGGTTAACGCTTCTACTGCTGCTTATTCTGCGACTAACGAAGTGTCAGGCACAGGGTATACCGCAGGAGGCGTTTCCGTGACAAACGCTACGGTGCCAGTTGCAACCAATTCATCGGCAACGGCGGGTGTGGCGTATTGGACTCCGTCTGCATCACTGACGTACACCACGGTAACTTTGTCAACCGCATTTGACACGGTATTAATTTACAACTCAACGCAGAGCAACACGGCGGTCAGTGTGCATACTTTTGGGTCGCAAACCATTGCAGCGGGGACATTTACCTTGACGATGCCCACTAACTCTACTACAGCGGCTTTGTTGCGTTTAGCTACAACGTAAGCGGGGTAATTAATGGCAACGATCTTAACAACGACTTACGACAGCACCACCGACACCAATGCGATTACGATCACGCTAGCGAATCTGGCTACAAGTTCTACTCTGTTAGCGGGCGAAGAATCCACCGTAGTAACCAACGTATCAAATTTGTATGTCGATGCAATTGTGTCGGGGCAGATTACTACAGGAACTACTCCCACGGTAAACACCACCATTGCGGTTTATGTTCACGCGTTGTTAAAACAGGTATCGTCAACTGCAACTTACGCAACCGCTACGGCTACGGCTTTGACTGGCGTAGACGCGGCGGCAACTTTTGAAGCAGGGCAGCTTAACAGCTTGAAACTTGCCGCATCGATCAACGTAAACGCTACCAGCAACCGCGCCTATAACATCCAGCCGTTCAGCGTGGCTCAACTTTTTGGCGGGGTGCTTCCCATCAAGTGGGGACTGTTCGTTACGCACAGCACAGCGGTTAACTTAAACGCTACAGCCGGAAACCATTGGATGCATTACCAAGGCATCAAATTTACTAATACCTGACCATGGCTGGAATAATTACATCTCCTTGGTATAGCCAACCACAGTTCCCTGTTGGGGTCAACTGGGGAAATCCTATTACTAAGCAACTTGTTTATGCTAGTAATTTTGGCGCTGGAAATCTTGTTACGTCAACTACGCCTTTAACTAAAATACCTACCGAGCGCGGCGTTGCATCTTCTTGGGTTAGAACAACAGTAAACCCAATAAACACGGGGATTGTAAATTCTAATGTTGTTGGGCATACTTTTTTTGGCTTAATGAGGCATCCTTCTTTATTGTCAACCACTTCAGAAGCTTATATTACTAATCGGGTAACAACCAATACCGGATTTTCATTTTATACATATAGCGCATCTGGAAGTTTCCCGGTTCAAACATTTAAGTTGGGTTATGTTCATGGCGGCGTGTTGGCGTATGAATCCAATATAAATATAACTGGGTCAAACACTAGATTTGTACCAATAGCAATAAGCGCTACAGTAAACAGCTTTGTCAATTACTATGCCGACGGAGCTTTTTTAGATTCTGTTGCAACAACGAATATTACTAATAATAGCGATACGTTACGCGTTGGTGCCGAACCGATTGCCAGTTCCCAATGGCCTGCAAACTATGATACGCCGCTAATGTGTTACTGGACTCGTGCGTTAAGCGCAGCGGAAATAGCTACTATATCGGTTAATCCGTGGCAGCTATTCGCGCCGTTAACGCGAAGACTTTGGGCGCCTGCTGCAACAGTAACAACGTCATATACACTTATGGGGCAGGCATGTCTTTAAGAAGCCACGAAGGCTATTTTATGTCGGACAACCGTGAATCTCCGGGGGTGCCAATGCAATTGTTAGCGGCAGCGGGGCTACCGTTAAATGCTGGCGTGGGATTGTTTGAAGCCCCTACGTATACATGTTCGCATTGCCAAACAGTGGTAATAATGAACCCTGACAGAAAACGGGAGCGAGTGCATTGTCGCGGGTGTGATCACCTGATATGCGATACTTGCGGAGTGGCAAAAGCCGCAGGTGCGCCATGCAAGACTTTTAAACAAATTGTTGATGAAACGCTGGAAGCGGCGTCAAAACAATCGGTATTTTAACGTAGAGGAGAATTATTATGGCACGGTATTCAGCAAGTTACTCCAGCATCACCCATGCGGCTACAGCGGACGCCGCAAACTTGGCAAATAGCACTTATGGGTTTGAAATGGTGGGCGGCAGCACGACCAACCGGATTCTGATTAACGAGGTGTATATAGGTGGCGAAGCTGCTGCCAGCGCTCCGTCGATCATGCGCGTAGGCCGTGACTCTACTATCGCGGCTGGCACTCCTGCGGCAGGTAACGCGCTGCTTGCCCTGCTTGATGCGTCTGCGGGCGCTCCAGCCACTATCCCGACATTGGTGCAGACCGTCGTGACTACTGCTCCGCAACGCTCCGCAACGCTAGGCCGTTTGTTGGCCTTGTCGTTTAACGCATTTGGCGGGATCGTTCGCTGGCAGGCGCGGTTCGGCGAGGAAATTACTTCGGTAGGAAACACGGCATCGTTGGGCGCGTTGTCGATTAGTGCGTTTACGGGGTCAACTGCTGCTGCAACCTCCGGCTACGCAATCGTCGAAGTCGTATAAACAGTTCCGGCTCAGACCGGAATAGAAAATGGCGACTGTAGCATTACTCGGTACCGCAACGTGGAACACCACCACGGGTACGCACACTGTTACGGCTACGCCAGCGGTAGGCGATCTGATCGTTATCGTCTGCGGCAACTCGGGGATCACCACCAACCCGACTGTCTCAGACGATAATTCTGCGGGCGCGTACACGCAAATCAACGCAGCGCTGTCAACTGCAAGTGTCGATAAATCTTTTATATACATTCGCACCGCAACAATAGCGGCAGCGAGTTCCACTATATTTTCAGTCACCGGCGCGTCTAGCACTGGTGGTGGTCTTGCGGTATTTGCTGTTAAGGGCACGACGCTTACGGGCGCTGCTGCTGCAAAACAAAGCACCAAAACAGACAACGGAACCGCCGCTACGACTCCCGCGCCTGTGTTTGCTGCGGTGCCGTCGGTCAATAATCCGATCATAGCGTCTGTGATGAACGCTAGTAACCCAGCGGGCGTCACGGCAAGAACCTCTTACACGCAAAACGTAAACGCCGGGTATAACACCCCAACAACCGGCCTTGTAACGCAAACAATAAATTCAGGTGAGACCAGCGCTACGATTACATGGGGCAGCACTTCAGCCACTGCGTTTGGCGCAATTGCAGTTGAGCTGATAGCAGATGTGCCGTTTGTCAATACGGTAGGCAATGTCCGAGGGGCAAACGCAACGCCGCGACAAAAAGGCGTACTAGAAACCGGTGTAAACCTGCTTCTCTGCACTTTATTTGTAGCTCCGTTTACGCAAACCGAGTGGCCTAAAACGCAATTGCGCCCTGCGGTAATCGTACAACCGGCGCAAAATCTGTTAAATACGCTGTTAGCGCCTGTTGCGCCAACGGTGGTGCAACGCGGCCCTGTTTATCTTCCCTCTCAACCGAAAAAAGGGGTAACAACCCAACAACAGGGTAATTTACTTCCT